AAGCTGATGAGCTACCTTTGGACTGGACTTAATACACTCGTAGTTGAAATTGTTGGTATGGTTGCAAAATGGTTTGGGACCACAGCCAATCCCGCTACAGTGGTGACTCCTATGTTTTCTGGAACCTCTACAACCGGAGCTACACCTGATATGAGAGAGCCGGCACAGACAGGCCAAGCTGGAGGAGCCATCAACAATTATGCTGGATGTACCATTCAGGGATTTGAGGGTATGGCTAGCCAGTATGCTCCTCAGACACTCGTTGTGACTGCTACGATCTTCGCATATTACATGCTCGATCTCCTTGTCAACCGTTCTGCAAGTGAAGCGTCTAGTTCAATTGTCGCGTTCATAGTGGTGTATGGAGCACAAGCATTCGTTACATCGTGTCAGGCCGGATATTGGCCACCGCTTACTGCACTCGCAGAGGGTTTCCTCTTCGGGGGCGGAGCGTTTGGAATTGTGAATGCGACAGCGCCTCAGCGTCTGCCGTCTTCTGTTCTTGGTGGAAAGGGTGGTGGGGGCGGAATGGGTGTTGGTGGAGTGGGCGGTGATGGAAGTGGTGCAGGAGCCGGTGGTGGAGGCGGAAATGCATCAAATGACCCTAACCTGGTAGATTTAGGGTCAAATACCCCTGCTTCTGCACAATCGTGTCCTGCTGGCTCAACATCAACCCCTCCGCCTGCAATGTCTAACACTTTCTAAGCACGAGCCTTTCGGATCAGAGTATAATAAATAATCATATTTGTCCCAGAGTGACGACCAACCTCCATATCATTCTTTGTAACAACCATCGTAGGAACGACAGAAACTCCAAACCTACGCGCAAAACCATTCGGATCATCATGTGTGTTCACAGACACCCATGATACATCGGAAAACTCTTCCTTCATATCCTCCACTGCAGGCTTGATGGTCTTACAAGGACCACATGTCGGCGACCAAAAATGATACACAACACTCATTCTATATGTATAGGATCGGTCTTTTCTAAACTCTTTCCATTCACGCAAGACCCGTCGTCTCCACAAGTAGGCTCCTTTCCGCACTAATCACCGGAGTCTTTGAAATCACCCTCCTAGTCAGTGTCACATCCCTCGCCTTACACAATTCAGTAAAAGCCTTGTACAGGTGTTTGTCAATCACATCCTTGTCCAGATCTTCAATATTCGCGCGAATCCAGTCCATAATCGTCTTCTGTTGAAGTGGGCCACCCATGATCTTCAGCGGGCAGCCAGGAAACAGCTCATCTGCAACAGGAATTATGACATTCTTGACTCCAGTTACGGCTTCATTGGCCATTCGGTCCACAACCGCATTCTGCTTGGAGAGGTCATCTGTACCACCTGTATGAGCCTTCACATGAACAAAGCGATGGCTCTTGAACTTGGAAAGCTTTCCAGTAATTCCCTTGATCAGATCCTGGTGCTGTACATCCTTTCCGGCAGCTGTCTTCCACCCTCGGTTAATCCATCCGGTGATCCAGGTAGTTAGACAGTTAATGCAGTATTCAGAATCCGAATAAATCACTAAATCGCAATCAAGCTGTCCCTTGTCCTCGAGTGTTGTGACTGCAAGAAGAATAGCAGAAAGCTCACCACGATTATTTGTCTGCTCCTCATTGTCAGGAACACGGTGGGAGCTTGACCATTCAGGATGTTCAGGAAACCAAACAGCATAACCAGCCTTGGCACCAGGCTTTCCATTGTTGGGACAAGAACCGTCAGTAAACACGCGCATACCTTCTACTTGTTTGCTGTTTCTAATTCCATTTCATATGACCGCGGGTTGGTCCATAGTTTCGTGTTCAGTTTCCCAACTATGACCGGAAGATGAACATACGCTGGAATTGTCTTGATAATACAACGACTGACAATGGCAGACTGAAGCGTGGGTTCCTCAATATGAAACCAAACACGGCATCGGAATGACCTTTGCTCTAGTGACCTTCGTAACATCTGTTGACACGCAAGACTCAAAAAATGAGCATGCCATACTAGGAGAACACGGATACGAACGTTCGCTTTGGGAGCAAACAAGACCCATTGTCCAAACCATTTGGCAAAATCATCCATTGAATTTGTCACTGCGGCATCTATTTCTTCAAATTCACAATGATGCTTATGAAGAGACTTGTACTCTTCCCATACTCGCTTTGTTTCACGATCATTCATTCGTTCATATAAAATTTGATGGGGAGGGGGGAAATCCATTACTCCTGCTTTCCACTGTTCTCTGTAGATGAAACAATCTTCTTCACAGGGATGCTGGCAGACACGACATAGAGGCTATTCTCCGTCATGATGATGAAAACACCCTCGTCCTTGATGCGGAGGATGCTCTCAATCGCCGAAGTGTACTCAGTGTCGGACTTAACCAAAAACTTGGTTGTGTCCTGAACACCGATGCAACACTTCTTCTCAAGGCTGTCATTGTAGTAGTCAAGGTAGATGGGGCGATCCTGCTCAACTGCAAGCTTGGCGGCCTGGGCCATCACTGTAGCCGAAGGGACTTGGCTCATTTTCTCTTTCGCAAGGTCTTACGACGAGACTTCCTACCGCGGGTGTGGCGACGCTTCTTGCCACCCTGTCGACGACCAACTGGAATAAATGCCCATCCACGTGGTTCTGGTCGGAGTTTGTCCTTTATCAATTCAAGTGCAAGACGCACTTTCATACGAGCAGCGACTGGGTCATTAACCTTTAAATCTTTCGCCTCCATAAAAGGTTCAAATGCCTCTTCAAAAAGATCGGGTTGCCTATCGAGAATTACCTCAAGATCGGCAATAACATTTTCAATCTCCCCACCTTGAGCACCCAGAGCATGATCTATAATTGGTTGAATATCAGCCATAGTCACAGGACCAAAGGCATGTTCCTCTTGCATAGCCATTGTTTATAGCTTTAGAGAATCATCAAGCTTGAAGCGGGACTTCATGTTCAGACACGGCGTCTCTGCCTTGGGAATCCCAAGAACCTGCTTGGCTCGTTCCTTTGCAACAGGAACCTTCGCAGCTACTGCGAACATGAACCGAACGAGTGCATCAACGTGCTCCTCAGTAGGTGCTGACTTGGGTTGGCGAATACTTTCCATTAGGTCATCTGCGACTGTTTGAACGAAGGTGGCCATAACTGACTCTGGTAGAAGAGAACGGGAATGAAGCTCTGCTGCATAGACTGCAAATGCCCGCTTCTTCTCCTTCTGCTTAGTCCATGCGATGATGGCGTCGTTGTATCCAGGATCCGTGTGAAGAGGAACGATCGTTACATTGGTTGTAGCGTAGAGTGTATCGAACATCGCGACTTGTGTCAGCAGGTCCTGAAGAGCATCAGGGTGAATCTTTGCGATATCAGCATACGCATCTGCCATAAGTGATGCGTAGAATGTTTGGCAGATACCGCGGTCAAACAGAAGAGTTGTTACGCGAAGACGGAACATTGCGTCACGCTTCTCTAGCTTCTCAAGAATACTGGCGATCATTTTTGTATAGGTTTGTTTAGTTAGCTTGTTGATGAATGCATTGACTTCATCGTAGTCGGGGTCATCCTTCTCACGGACCTTACGGTGAACATCTGCAAGAACATTGGCACGCCAGTCCTCGGGCTGAACACGATGCTTAATAGGAGGGCGACGATATGCGGGCTTGAACGAGATTTTTAGGCGGGAAATGATGTCCTGAATAGACTGGGAGAGAGAGTCGCGGGGCGCGTGGCGAAGGGAATAGAGAGTAGCGACATCCATGGTGAAAGGTGTCTCTGTTCTGTTTAGATGGAACGATTCCATTTTTTACAATGGGAGCTTGTTGTAGTACAGATCCAGGAGTTATTGAAATTGGACCAAAGACGATACGACAAAGTCAGATGAAAAAGATCAAGACCTACGAAGATGCGATGAGAGCAATAGGAATAGAATTGAAGACAAATGAGTCAATTAGAGTCAATATGCCTGATTTCATTCTGTTAGCACATGGGTATGACCGTTTTCAGATCGCAGAATCATATACGATTCGCGGAGCCACTCTACCTGCAAAGGCCCTCTATAGAAAACGGAAGTGAAATAAACCACTTTCAAAACCTCGCCCTCTCTACAAGAATGACTGACTCCACAAAGATGCCAAATACTTGGGTTTTGTGGTATCACGACCCCAACAACAACGATTATTCCCTAGCCAGTTACACTAATATTGCCTCAATGTCTACGCCAGCAGAGTTCTGGACAGTCATTGATGCCGTCCCCAAGGAAGCTTGGGAATCAGGCATGTTCTTCTTCATGCGTGATGGATACCGCCCTCTCTGGGATTCCCCAGAAAATGATAAGGGTGGTGCATGGTCTAAGAAGGTTGACGGAAAGGACACATATGAAGTGTTCGTGGACTGCATGGTTCACTGCATGGCTAGCGTGTTTCTAACCAAGTACAATGAAGCAGTTGTCGGAGTTACTGTTTCACCGAAGGGACAGTTTCACATTGTCAAGGTCTGGAATACGACTACAAATGTGTCTGACAGGAAACTGTTCAACCCGAGCCTCAAGATGAAACTAGCAGACGATATTGTCTACAAGGCTCACAATACCCGTCCAAAGTAATCAAAGACAGTGACATTCAGCAAACCAAAAATAAATACAATACATTAGGTATGCGTGAAACGTTGTTATAGAAAACACAAGAACAAGATTAGTTGTTTCGGTATCCATTACCGGAACTCAGGATTCCACATTAAAGCCCCACTACACAAGACATCAATAAGGTATTCATCTGTCAATTCATCTTCGTCTACGTATCTCGCATGACCGAAGTCAATAACATATGTGATCCCATCTTTTTCTATGAAGTTGTAGGGTGTAACATCGCGATACTCAATACCTGCTACCTTGTAGAGTGTTAACAGAATGCTGTAGATATCCTCCTGAACCTCTTCGGGGACATCGTCAATGTCCTCACCATACTTGTCTGCAATACACATCTCCTCAAGATCTTCCATCTCGATGTATGTCCGGTTGTCTGTGTCAATAACAGCCGGAGATAATCCAAGATCTGCAGAAGTCTTCAACATATCTGCCTCGCGCTCAACCTCCTTCGCGGCTGTTTCCCCGAACCGCTTGATATACGTCATGGTGTGTCTTTAGTTACATAGCAAAAATACTTCCATTTTACGTGGACCACGTACCGCCAAGGCCAGAGTGATAGATCGCTAAAGGTACGCCGTGCTGTTGGATATTGGTAAGGGTTGCTGCGTTGTCTGTCAGATACTTGATACAGTCAATTCTGAGATAGGAGCCTGTTTTTGCGACCTTGACAAATCCTGGCTCTTGGTTGGAAGCCGCTACCTTGATACAGACGTTGGGTGTCTCCGGGCGATAGGGGGTTGCTTGCTTGTTAAAAGGATACATCTTCCAGGTGTCAATCAGTACAACGTGTTCTGTCTCGGGGTTAACGATACCCTTACGCAGATAGTAGGGTCCAGTTGTCCGATTGATGAACTCGGAGTTCAGGTCAATCGCCGACAGCGTAGCTGGTTCAAGGAGACGTGACAGCACTTGACTCTCTGGGACCGCAGCAAAGAAGCTATTTGTCAAGTACAGTCCATGACTCTCCGAACGACATTCAAGTCCACACGGATCCTCGTTGCATCCAATAAACAGTGCTCCTTCAGTTACGATCCTATCAATTTCATCGAAGAACGGTCCACTGGTTTCAAACAGAGAATCCATGTAGACTCCACCATCCTTGTGGATAATCTCAAGACGGGCCAAGTCAGCAACCTGCGCCCAGCGAGACTGACCTGTTTCGGCTCCAATCTCAATGCACCTCTGTTGAAGAGCATAGGTTACAGGGAAGTTCTCGGGTGTCCTATCTGATTCCTTCCACAACTTATACTTGTATCCCTTTGATTTGGCAATCACTTCGTTAAGTTCAAATAGGTAGATTCGCCAGTGTGGAATTTCTGACCCAAACCAAATCTGATGAAGAACCTTTGGAAGGAGGCTCTGAGCGACTGGAGTTCCTGGACTAACTTCGGCAACAGGAACAGGAGTCTCTACAAGTGGCACAGGAAGGTTGATAGACCAGCGGATACGAGACAAGAACAGGTAGCTCTGTCGCAGATGGATATTTATGTCAGAGAGCTGCGTGCACATTGCCAACATGTGGTAGATGACGGGATTGGAAGCTGAAATAAACATGGGCTTGGTAACATCAATGACCATATCTGCCAAGTAATTGACTGGTTGAAGTTGACCGGCGTTTGTAGCAATAAACTCAACACCGGGCTCAGGTTCACCGGGTTCACCAATCTTTACATTCACTCCCTTCTTCAGATGAAACATGATCTGACGAATTGTCGAAGTAGCAGGAAGAGTTGCCGTTTGTCCAGGTGTTTGTGAAACAGCAATAGCCATTGTTTCCACTGTCTTCAGGTTTGCCTCGGCTATCTTGTTGTAGGTCGGTCCATACTTATCGTTGAATCCGATTACAGAAAACATCGGATCACCAGCATTGTTTTTTGCCCGTTTCATGTACTCCAAATACGGAAAGAATGCAGATGTAGCCGTCACATTCGGGAAGAAGATGTACTCGTAAAAGACACCGCCCATTCGGCCACAGATAACCATCTTTTCAACATCTTCGGTGTACCTAGGAGGAAAACGATTAGATGACGCACCTTGTTCTGCAGCAGCCTCTTCTGCCGTCAGACAAGCAGGGTGTTCAACGACACAGTCATTACGATTTCCAACGTCTCCTGCGGGATTGAAATAGGTATACTTGTCAGTTAACCACAGGTACTCAAGTGGAAGTTGAATGATGTTAGTCCGAAGAACCCATCTGTCACGGGTGAACACTTGTGAAAGAACACGATCGTCAGCTTTTCCAAGAACTTCGGGCTTCGTTGTCTCATTCCACCACATGTCAAGCAGTGCATAAGCAGAAGGTGTTGGGGCATAATACATAATTCCTCCAGATGTCTCAAGAATATACGGATCAAAGCAGACGTCATTGTTCTTCACCTTTGGCGATGTTCGTGGGTCACAGTTCCACCCCTGACACATGAAGTCAACATTTGGAGTATCAAAAATAACAGGGTACTTGCGAATGAACATATCCCCATCGATGTAGACAACGGCGCGTCCACCGCATGCCTCTGCTGCCTTCTTGATAAACAGTGGTTTAGCATTGATTGCAGCTTGGTAGAGGGGGCCATTTCGTCGGTGAAACTCGTCGTATTCTTGAACGAGATAGTTAAGCTTCATATCCCTGCACATCTGAACCCAACCATCAATCATTCTCTCCATCGTAATCGGAGTAACAGCACCTGGTTCTTGGAAATATGCCGGCTTTAACTTCTCATTGGCAAGTCGTATGAAATCCGGGTCTTGATCCCAGTATGCGATATTGTCTTCTCGCTTCTTCTTGATTGACCTCCATGCAGCCAACGTAGGAGGACTTAGATCTGGAGGTACACGTCCATTGTCTCCGGTAACAAGTTTCTTAAGACGATTCCATTCTGCACTTAATTCTTTGTAGGATTCACTGTACTCATTGAAGTCAGCCTCAAGGTCATCGCGAATCTTCTGTTTGATATCTTCTGCACATGGACGTCCTGTATTTACGTTAACGACTCCACGGCCCCACCAGTAGGTAACAACAACAAACTTGCTCTCAGGATTCAAGATTGTTGGTGGGGGCAAAGTGTGTGCATTGATCGCCTGTTCGGCATAGTTCTTGAAGAACTGTGCTGCTTCTACTGGATCTGTAGGTATTACAGCACCAGCTCGTTGACGACGTAATGTCTTAGACCGACGAGTCATTATGTTGTTGTCAGAATAGTTTATTATGTAGAACACGGCATCAGGCAGAGCTTGATATCACCAAGGTTAGCGATGACGTACCGAATCATGATGAACCAGTCATTCTTCATATGAACCTCCAGATTGTTGGACAGGTTCGTGCACTTAGTGAACAGAACAAGGTGGGGCAGAGAGAACGTACCGCTGACAATCTCCTCGGTCTCCTTCTTTGCAATAGAAAGCTCGGATGCAGTATCACCCATCGTAACCGTCTGACTTGCGAACGGACCCTTGCAAGTGAACGTAAGAGTGTTTCCAACATTCTTGATATCCACCGTCTTTGCAGAGAGCAGAGTCATATCGCGACAGATCTTCTGGAAATCCAGCGAAGGCATAGTGATCCGAGCAGAGAACTCAGTCTCTGGCATATTGATATCTGAGTCATCACGATCGAGCAGGTTCAGGCGGTAGCGAGTACGGCGCTTCTTCTCACCGTTCTCAAGAGTGATTGTCAGGTGATTAGACTCTGCACGCGAAACAGAGAAGGTAATCGTGTCCTCATTCGTCACTGTCTTGACAATACGATAAAAGTGATCGGTGTTGAGACCAACATCAAGCTTAGGAGCCGAGTGATTGTACTCATACTGCTCAAACTTGGAAGCATAGAGCCTCATATGGGTCAGCACAGTGCGAGTGTTGTCCATCGCAATCATACGAATGCCATCCTTATCAAAGACAAGGCTCATCTCCACCAGCATAGACTTCAGTCCCTCAGCGAGAGTGCGAATCGCCGAAATTTGAACAGTCTTTGCCACCACGATGTCGTCGCTCATTTATGTATCCATGAGGCTCGGCGTCTAAGTTCTTCTACGCACCCGGCGTGTCTTGCGACGCTTCAGTCCAGCAGGAAGGCAATTAAAGAACTCCCCCTTGCTGTTCTTGCGGTAATCATAGACATCGTAGCCCGGAAAGCACTTCTTCTTTGCAGCTGCGAGGCGTTGCTTGAGGGTCTTCGCCATTAATCAGTGTAAGCAAAAATTGCTAGGGAGAAGAGACTCAATCCAATTGCTAGCCACTTGAGACCCTTGATGCTCTCATTAAAGAACATGACTCCAGCAAGTGTAACTAGAATATTGGATGCCAAATTCCAGATCAAGTTCGTCACAACCATGTTGGAGTGAGTCATCGCCTTCAGGAAGACATATGGTTCAAACGCATACAGCAAAGTGGCGATAGGAAATCCAACCGCATACAGCAGCTTCCCTTGATCCACCAGCTTGAGTGTACCCATCATACTGATGTCAATCAGCGCCATCACAATTCCAAACACAATTGGCAGCATGTCAAACTTGCCCCACTGCCAGTTGATCGATTTAATCAACGTATCAACGAAATCTTTCATTACTTCTTCGGGAGATAAGGAATTGCGAGTAAACAAACTAAGCCGATTAGTATTACCAAGTCAAATGTGCCTACAACCTTCTTGTACTTGATGGGAAGAGGGTTCGTTCCGGGAGGAACACCGCCATATGGCTTCATCCATCCCACAAAGGCCCCGAGTAGAGTGGGCCCGAGCTTATCGTTGCAGTCGTAGATGTAGTCGTACCACGCCATGAACACGTAGGCAGCCATCGCAAGCACGAACCCAGCCACAACCTCATGCTGCCAGGCCTTCGCGTGCGGGGCGAAGTACACGAGCAGAATAAACGCTGCAAAGATGATACACTTTTCATTGAGATATAACGGAGTTCCAAATAATCCGCCACCCATTACTTGTTGCGGCGAGTTTTTCCATGGGACATGCGAGCTGACTTCTTACGCGACACGATGCGTCCCCACTTGTTCATCTTGAGGTCTCCCTTCTTCAGTCCACCCGTCGTGTGGTCAGCTGTTCCATGCATTACCTGGGCGCGAGATCCAATAGCCTTCATTTGTATCTACAAACGAAAATTTGGATTCAGGACGATTCTAGCTCCGTGAGAACGCAGGCAGTTCTGGAATGGGACGTGTTCGCAGACCATTTGGCCTCCGTCACGATTGTTGTATTTACAACATCTATGTAATGTTGAAACCTTAGCTAACATTGCAGTATTAAACGCGGAATATACAACAACTGGTTTTGTGAACGTTGGTACCAAGTCCTTGAACTTCTCAATCGCTTCTGTAGTAGCTTCTTGTTGACTATACTTCCCTGATCTCCATAATTTATAGTATTCTCTCCAACAGTCAAATTCAATAATACCTGGAATTCGTAGAGGCCAAATATCATAGTATTTATTACCATAGCTAACTGCAGTGATTACATCCCAGTTATCAAGTGCAAAACATGAATCAAATGACTCTTTAGATACTGGTGTTGTAAAAACATTATCCAAATCAATCATCATGAAGTAGTCAAAAAAAGTAGGAACGTATTCGAGTAGACGATTGCGTATATAAGCTAGTCTTTCAACACGATCTGCTATTCTGTTATTGAGGTTATACTCTGTAACAATTATTCGTTGTCCAGGCTTCTTTTTAGCCCATTCCTTGATAATCTTGTTCGTATCATCAACAGAATCATTCTCAAAAATCACGACTTTAGACTCTTTCCACCAGGGTTCTATTGTTTCAAGATTAGCCAGAACTTCTGGAAGATACTTTTCAACGTTCATACAACAACCAACGATACAGATTGATTTGTCCTTCATTGAACCAATCTTGTGATTTTATTCATCCATGTTTGTAAGTGTAATAGTCTAGGATTGAACGTAAAATTCCTGAACTTCTCAATCGTTTGCGTCATTGAGTCATTTGTTATGTCTGTCCAATCGTTGACAATCCAAACAGGTAATCCATCAAACAATGGGTCTAATCCAGATGACCTAACGATTGGAATACATCCCAACACAAGAGCTTCCCATGTTCGGTGACAATCGGGTCCTGCGCCAGGAGGAGATGGTATAAATGTGTATTGCGACATCATCATCCAAACATGCTTGCGTGGCATTTTTGATTGCTGATTATCAATCACATTTGGGTCAATCAAGTCTATTGCTCGTTTTCGTTGTTCAGAAGCATACCAATTGAAATGAAAGGTTCCATAGCATTTATGGACTCGTTTCCAAAATGGCAATGAACTTCTAGATATTCCCAGGAGTTCGGATTCTTGTTCGGCAGGTGATGCCTGAGGACCCCACTCATGTCCTCTCTTTTCAGACAATGTATGATAATCAAGACCAATTGGAATTCTATGAAGCTTTGGATGATCCCCCATACAGTTCTGAGCAAACCATGCGATAAGAAGTGGATTTTCCAGTAGTTCAGTAGCTGTAGAAACTTGTTGAGGGATAATACGATCAGAGTCGCCCGAGACAAGAATAAAGGGTTTGCTGCGAGTCGGAAGAATGTTTGTTACAAATGTATTTACTGCATCTGCACATAGATAAATGATAGCATTCTCAGTATCCGGTGGCATAAACCTAATAAAAGTGGTTGACGACATTGGATGCGGATCATAATGGGTACATGATTTGAGAATACCACGTGAACCCACGATAAGGCACGTATTCTCAGCCATTTCTTTGTAATATAAGTTATACATTCGTTAAAGTTGATCATGCCGCGGTCTATACATAGGATCCTTTCTCCATTCAGCATGTTGCAGAGTTGAACCAAAAACGCCAAAGTCACTTCCACCACACATAAAGGTTGGTTCTGCCCAATAGACACGAAGATTCAGGACTCTTGCAGATTGGTTAAACCATTCGTCACCTCCAAGTGCAACAACCTTGTAGCCACTTTTAAACATGCTTAGTAGTTTCTTTGCACATTGTTTTGTAAGAAGAAAGCCCATTCCACGAGAAGATCCTGCCGCAAGAACCGAACCTCGTCCACCAGTCCAAACGCGACCAATCTCGTTGGATTTCAAGAACACATTTGACGTGGATCGTTTGGGACGTTCAATATGAAGTTCACATGCATCACCAATCCAACAAGCATCCCAATCAGGTGGTAGATTCTCAAGGGTCTTTTTCATTTCTTCATTGAATGTCTTTGCAAGACATGCGTCATCGTCCAAATACAGAGCATAGTCATCGTCACTGTGAATAAGACGCTTCATACCCTCAACAAGTTTCATTAGATTCGAGATGCAAGGAAGGTTGATCTTTGATCGATCAAAATAAGAAAGTTCAAAGTCTGTAAGAAACTCACGATCGTAGACTTCAACAAATGTACCAGTTAACCCATGATCTGCTAATTGGCGGTTCATATGAATCTTTCGTTCCTTATTCGGAGTATAGTGAGTGATATAAATAGGTAAGTGAATCTTAATCAGTTTATCAGGATTATCAAATTTATCTGAAGGCAAATAGATCGGATCGCCTCTCAGACTAATGGGTTGCATTACCAGTATTTCATCGCAAGAGTCTAAGTGAAAAACAAACTATATGTCAGTTTTGACGAATAGTTTGTTTTTTGAGTTGTTGTTGAGTTGTTGCTACTAAACGTATTTAGTTGGAGTACGCGAGGCCACCCATGCCGCTCATGACGCGCAGCACGTTGTAGTTGACGGCGTACACGCGGACCTGCGCCGTGCGGCCACCGCGCACCGTGTTGACGGACACCGTCAGCTGGAGCGTCGCCTTGTCAATGCGCGAGAAGTTGCACGTGCCAGACGGCTGGTGCTCCTCGGGCTTCAGGGCAAACGAGTACACGTTGATGCCCACCGCCGGTGTGCGCGTGTGGTGCTGGAACGGCTGCACGATGCTGAAGTAGCGTCCCTCGCGCTCCGTGAAGCGGTCCTGGCCGTTGAGCTGGAGCTTGGCAACCTCCACCGGGTTCTTGCCCTCGCACTTGACTCCAGAGAAGAGGATGACCTTCGCGAGCAGGTAGTTCGTCGTGTCCTCAAACACAAACTGCTGGTCGTTACCGCTGGCGTTGAGGTTGGAGTCAAGCCACGAGGCACCACCCAGCGACGGGCCCTGCGAGAGACCAAGGCCAGGGAGGTAAGGGCCCGAAGGAC